CATTTTTTACCCTTATATTTGGTATCCAAATACAATCCGACACCTCCCCAAAGCTGACTTGTTACTGCAATCTGCCAGGCCTCTGCCGGGCAACCCTCGACAAACACATCGCCAGCCCTGGATCTGATACCGGATTCAAGATTATAAAAATGCTGACTGTCCTTATCAGACCTGGCAAGAGCACCTGGGACCGGGGACGGGAATACCTTTCTACCGAGCAAATTCCGGTAGTCCTGCAGACCATAAATCAACTGCGGGTCCGCAAACTTATCCGGGTTCTCCGCGAACTCACTTGGTTTAAAATCTGGTGCTTTTGTCCAGGTTATCATCTATGCCCCCAAAGCCCTGCTAATAATAAAAAGGTACCCCGCAACTGTAGCGGCTCCACCTAAGGCACCACCAACAAAAGCACTTACGCTATTCATCCATTTACGATTTTCCAAATTCTGAAGCCGTCTATCTATATTCGTAAGCAATTGGTATGTTGCAAAATCCTTTTGGTCTGAATTAAGCTGTTCCCAATCGCCCCATGTATCGCATCCGTTTTTCATAAGCAGCATCACTTTCAGTTTTAGCCCGGCCACCAAGGACCGGGCTGTTACAAGGAGGTGGAGTAGGGGGTTATTGAGTCAGGTTGCTCAATAGATATCCAGCACCGGTGAATACAAAACATTCGTCTGTATATTGCCGGGCTCGATATACAGAGGAACGGATCTGTTCTTCTCTGTATTGCTCAACAACAACTTTACTCGGACTGTCAGTTGTCCAAAGGAATGTCCTACCGAGACAAGGCTCCCTTAAATCCTGCGCCCTGGTAGCGATGCGTGCCAGCATACCGTATTCGCTGTCCCAAACATCAGTCACGGAAAAACTCTGTCCTTTGTCTGCACTATCGTAAATAGCGTCACCGATGATGACTTCAACATCCAGATATTGGGACAGCAGCCTGCGTTGTGCTTCCATGCCCTGGATCAAGACCGGATTGGTATATTTGATATAATCCTGCAATTCGTTGGTCTGCATCACATTATCAAATACCTTTTTGGAAATAATCAGAGCATTGGGGTAAACCCCCACATCTTTTCGCATCGACTCACTACCATCGTGAACATCAGAATACGGGGTTGCATTTGTGGAGTCGTCCCATTCGTTGGTCACATCATGTGCCGTAAAGTTGCTTGTATTGAACAACTTGTCAGCAATCCTTTTTTCCTGGTTACGCAACAATATATCCATTGCGCGCATTGTGGATATCTCCTCCGCATCAAAAAAGCGCTGATACAGCCGGGCTTCGGTGTCATCCAGGGGTTCCTCCCAGCCGTGTTCCTCGCAAGCATAGTTATCCATCTCAAATTGCCAGTCACCACGATTATACGCGCCTCTGGCTGCACGTTTTGTTTCCGGCAATTTCAACATTGCTTCGATGGGTATAACCGGATATTGCGCGAACTGTTCACCCACGGGAAAAATCGGCATAACGCGAGTTCCGATAAAGCCTCTTTGGCTTGCCCCCAAAAGATATTCGTATGCCAACTGTCCAAGATCCGGACGGTTGACGCTTGTGCTATTAGTAGGCCTTGGCATATTTATTACCTCCGTATATTTTTATATTTAGTGATTATTATCACTCACAGACTTGCACCATCACCGATTAAGCGCTGTCATCCAAGAAATCGTAGGGCAAAACTTCAATTATACTGTTATCACCGCTTGCTGCCTGCAAAGCAGTTCCAATACGTCTATTGCTGGATGTGGTTCCAACCTTTCCATTTGCTGCGGCATAGACCTTTGCGCCTGCACTAATGGCTGCGGCTGCGGTCATTTCCATAGTTTTACCATGCCCCAGGAGATCAACTGCCACCTGTTCGTCGGCAGCAGCCCCGTATTGAGTAACACCAATGGGTTCGTCGGAATTGGTGGCTGTATTGTGTGCAACGTTCCCGCTGGACAACTTGACCAATCTTTTACCCATCACCTCGGAATCTGCGATGAATGTCTTTGGACTGTTGTTATACATCTCTATATCCTCCCGATTGTTTTTTTAGTTTAAAAACTCAACACAAAAACGGCAGCGCATAAATTATTGCGGCTGTGTGTTTTGATGTTGGTTTATCCAATTACTATGCAACTCAGGGTATTTGCTCGCCATCGCTTTTATGGCCTGGCCCCGGCTGCAATCCTGTTGCTGCATATAATTTTGGACCACAGATTCAAAATCTTGCGGTTCCTGGGTGTTACCATCGGCCATGGGTGCCGGTCCCGGAGTACCGTTTTCAATGGCGTTCATGAGTTGATCTTTCTTGTCCTCACCCTGACCAGCTTTACTTTGTCCCTGGTTGTCAAACAGGCCTTGCGCCGCCTTGATCTGCTCCACGGTCAACCCGGCCTGAACTGCCTGCTCCAGTTTTGCCTTTTCTTGCTCACCAAACAGGATCCCGGAAAGATCAAGCATATCCTTTAATGCCTGGTCTTTGGCTTCTTTCTGCTTGGCCTCGATATTCTGTTCTGCTTCCTGGCGGCCCTCTGCCTTTACTTGCTCATAGAGTTCCGCATAATCTTTTTTCAATTCTTCAATACTCATTGGCATATTATTACCTCCAATATTATCTGAAATTTGTAGTTCGGAAATTAAACTTTCCAAGCTGCCTATACGGTCAGCCAATCCTATATCAATAGCTTTAGAGGCGACCGCAAGGCCACCCTGCAAGCTAGTTACCTGTTCTCTGCTCAAACCTCGGTATTGCATCACCGCATTGATGAACACTTCAGCGAGATCATCTGCGAGTTGCTGGATCTGCTGTCGTCCACTATCCGTTGACGGATCCATACGTTTTTGCGGGGACGACGTATTTACAATTTCAATCGAATTATCGGACCGCTGACGCAACCCAAATACTACACCGATTGATCCCAGCTTAGCCGTTGCGTCCACCACCACTTCGGACGCCGCGGCTGCTATCCAGTACGCTGCGGACGCGCCATTGTCAGCAACATAAGCCTTAACTGTTTTTTCCTGGGAAATCTGTCGTATGTGCCGGGCCAGTTCATTAACCCCGCCGACCTGTCCACCCGGACTGTCTATTTGCAAAACGATGGACTTAATCTGCGGATCCTCGGCAGCCGCTTGTAGTTCCTGCATTAAAGTTTCGGTTGCTGGCATCCCGAAAAGCCAAGTCAAAATATTTTCGTAGTGGAACATTGGACCTATGGCTTCAATGACCGCCACGTTCCCACGGTATCGTGTTAATTCCGTATCCCTGGGACTGTCCCCAGCCTTTGCCATAATAGCCTGGACGCTACCTGCCTCATTAGCAGCATTTAACACCGATTCCAGGCCAGACTCTGTTATGGCCCACGACTGACCATGAATTTCCGGCATTTGAGATTTCGAGCCGCTGGCCGGTTCAAACTTTATGCTGTCCTGGGAATTGCAATGTTCCCTGGCTTCTTGTTCGTTCCAAATATTTGTTGGGTACCGGTAAGCCTGATCTACACTTTCCCCTGTGCTTTTCAATTCCGCGTAAATAACATCGTATTTTTTGCCATTATGTTCCCTGGCCGCGGAATCACGTCTGAAAGAATCTTCTTTACAATTACCAGGATTAACCAAACGGCAACTATGTTCATTGGGATACGGCATAATTATTCTTCCTCTTGATCTGATAAGTTTTGATCTTTTTGCTTTTCCACTTCTCGGCCTCGTTGCTCAAGTTGGCTTTCCCAATCCTTTCCATGTTCGGCTACAATGTCACTCAAGGTTAATATGTTGTTTTCAAGGCCTTTCACATTTGCGACCATTTCCTTTTGCGGATCCACATGACCGCGTGCCGGACCAATCCAATCCGCATTGCAATATTCAGCCATTGCGTCATAAAAGTCCGGACCACCCTGCGGCAACTGCAATTCTCCTCGGAGATATGCTTCCTCTAACACCATTTCCCACACCGGTTGGCAAAAATGCCTTACCAACCAGGTCCGGTGCACCAAGTACACTCTCCATGCTTCTAGCAAAGCTGCCCGTGCACTGCTGTAATTTGTTTTGGAAAAGTCCTTGGCTACTACTTCATAGGGCAACCCTACACTTGCGCCAATGGATCTAAGGATGGTCTCAACAAAGCCATCAAAAGTATTAGATGGACGGTCACTCTTCAGGATGTGTGGTTTTTCACCTGGATTTCCATAATGAACGCTGCCCGGTTCATATTCTTCGTGATAGTTCTCATCACCATCACTTTCTACATTGTTTTCAACGTATCCCATAGGATCCGACTTTTCGATAAAGACCGGAAAGCTTGATGCCACGATATTCCCCACCAACTCAAAATCCAGATAATCAGTCAAATCCTTAAAAAACTTCATTGCCGGTGCCAGTACCGAAACACCTCTAACCCTTTCCGGCTCCTTGGCCGCATTGAAAAAGCTATGTAAGACGCCTGGTCTGTGACCAATCCATGCCGGGTACCGGGTAAAATCCGATGCTTTTAAATATGGAGTCAGCTTTTCATTTTGCGGGGTTGCTATCCAATAACCTGTTGGGGTGCCGACTTTGTTTAGTTCTACACCGTCCCGAATCCTAAAGTCATTAAACTTGTCCGATGGGGTCGTCATTCTAAGAGGGGACAATCCTTGCAAAGCAAGCCTAACCGCGGATTCGTTCGGCCCCGGTTTTCCACTCCGCATTGTAGGTAGGAATAAATATTCGCCATTCATCAGCATAGAATATGAAGCCAAAAACTGCATATCCTGGAAAGTCAACCGGCCCTGAATATCCGCGTGCCTACTCCACTTTTGGTAAATCCACTCTGCCTGCTCGGCAAAATCGCGGGATTGTTGCTCTGTAATCCCCAGCTTTTTGGCTTTGGGTCTAGATTGCGGGGTAAGTCCTGTGCCGACAACATTGACTGTCATCGAATCAATACAGGACGTTGCGTGCGGGTTGTTTGCGGTTAGATCCTGGGCTCTATCTGTAACGCTTTCCCGCTCCTGTTGCTCACCAAAACGAGAAAGTTTATTGACTATCCAATTAACCAATGTCCCGGTCTTTTTGCCGCCCTGGCGACTGACCGGACCGGTATTGACCATAGCATTGAACTGCGCCCTGGCCCGGACGCGCTGAACACCTTTGGTGGGAGACAACCGATTTACGAAACGGTCAAGGAGAGTTACCTGTGTCATCGTTTAACCCTCCCTGCAACCGATACTGGACCGGCCTTGCCTTGCTCATTATTTGCCCTTTTTTCTACAAAGGCAAATAACTTCATCCATTCATCATGCGACTTAAATTCTAGCTGGCGACCGTTTGGGTCTGTGTATGAGCCGTGTGTGGTATTATTCGCGGCAAGATCATCCAGCATTTTTTGCTTTAGGGTAGTCCAGGTATTAAAAGACATACCCCTAAAATACAGAATGCAATCTATTTGTCTGCAAAATTTGCGAAAAATGCAAAATTTGCAACAAAATTTTATTTTACGGCTATATAACACTCCTTTTGATATTCATTTAAATCCGACTCATAAATCATTATTTTGCCCTTTTCTCCATAACGGATATGAGGCAATTCCCCGCTATTGCAAAGCCTATACACCTTATCTCTGCTAACATTTAAACGACTTGCTGCCTGATTAACATCCAACAACTTATTTCCCGGCTCTGGTCTTAAATTTCTTTCGTAGACAAAAGATCTTCTATTCAAAGCTACCTCCTATCAAACCAAGATGGTTTATTGCGGGTTTTGGACTTGTTCTTTTTATTGTTATTAACTGGCTGTTGCGTACCGTTGTTTTTCTTTGGCCTCTTATATAGCTGCAAACCACCACCAGGCCATTCCGGATCCACCAAAGCATGTGCCAAGACCTCACAATCAAGTAGGTGATTATCTTGGCTCACTTGCACCCAGGTCTCGTTACCTTTCCGATCTACCTGTTTTTCCTCTGCCTTTATCTGCCTGGCGTAGTCATTGCCGACCTCGCTGTGCAAATACGCAGATTGCGGCATCCCGGTTTCGGTAGCTTGGTACAGCCGATAATGATACAAATCTTTTAATTTATCGGTATCCAGGGAAACGATCTGCAACCCACCCGGAATAGGCTTACCGCTGGGGGTTCTGTCCAGGGGAGCACCGGCTTTTATCTTGCCGGTAAGCGGTCCACTTGAACCCTTTGTCGCCCATACTCTGCAACCGCGTCCGACTCCATTCTTGCGAATCCACCAATAAACTTCTTCGGTCATGGACATACCTTCGTCAAATTGACCACCACCGGTATCAATGGCAGCCCTCCATATTGGCAAAGTACGCTCACCGGTTTGATCCGGATAAGCAGTATCAAACAAAAGTTCCTCCACATCCTCCCAGGCTGCCAAAAAGCCATAATCAACTAACCAGTTTGTAAAGTCCTGCGCCCAGGCCCGGACAACATACCAGAAGCCATACTTTTGGTTGTCTATCCCGCATGTAAGCGCAATCCCGTCCTCTGGTACAGTCTGCGGTGGCAAATTAACCCTTGCCTTTAAAATACTGGATTCGGTCGCCTCTACCTTGACCTGTTTCCAGGGCTCGGCCAGGGTGGAATTGACAAAATTCTGTATCTGCTTCGGATCTCCGCTGTTGATTGCGTCAACCCATTCATTGACAATATTTTCCAACCGGCCACCAGGGAAAAGGGAATATAGCCGGTTAACGTGATAACCGATTTTGCGTTCCTTCCCGGTAGGTTCGTTCCTGGGGATCATCTTACCCTGCTGTACAGCCTTGTTTTTCTCCACAGTGGTCCATAAAGCTCCACACTCACCGCACTGGTACCGAGCCTGTTCTATCTGTTCCCGGGTTGCTTCCCGGCCACCATCCCAATGTACCTGGCCTAACTGATGATAGGTACCGTCCTCTGCCCGGTACTGCCCATCCTCGAATCCAGTAGCATATTCCATTGACCACCTGAGCGGTTGCATCTGTCCGCAATGCGGGCAGAGTACATGCCAATCGTATATTATATCGCAACTCTGCAATTCCTTGGTTATACGGCCTGATTCCAGTGTAGGAGTGCTTAACAACCCGATCTTGCGGTCTGCAAAAGTATTTGTTCTTTCCTTTGCCAATCCGATAGAATCGCCCTCATTCGTAGTTACGTTGTAGCCGTCCTTATCTATCTCATCACAACAAACTATTCGGAAAGGCCTGGACGCCAACCGCGCCACCGAACTGGCCCAGCCAAAAGTCAAACGTGCTCCATTAACAAAGCCAAGTTCCCGCTTTGTCCATTGGTCCTTATCCGGCAAGTGCTGCAAGTCCGGAGACTCAAAAAACATGGGCTGGACCCTGCGCCTGGACATTTCCTGGATTGCCGTATCTTCGTCTGCAAGTATCAACATAATGCTGGACGGGTCCTGGTCAATAAAATAGCCCAGGACATTAAGCATTGCGTCCGTGCCGCCAATCTGGGCCGACTTACAAAACACCACGGTCTCAACCTGGGGATCAGCAAATGCGTCCATAATCGGAACAAGTGTCGGAACCATGCTGGGTTGGTATGGACCCCGAATGGCGGCATTGGTTAAAATACGTTTCTGTTCAGCCCATTCAGTTATGGTAAGTTTTTCTTTGGGCCTTGCCGTTAAAATTTCTTGCTCTGACCAAATCATTTTTTCTTTTTCCCTTTAGTCTGTTTTTGTTTCATCTGCGGTTGTTGTTTGCAAAATTTTCCATACCTAGTTACACGCTTGAATATATCCCATACATAATTCTCTATGATTTTACGCATCTCTGCCTGTGACTTTCCCTCCAAAAGAGGCGGCAACGAATTTATCAGGCCATAACAAGCGTTTTTAAACTCTGCCATCCTCTGCGCCCATTGCTTTTGTACCCGATCCTTGTCAATCAAATCCTCCCTGGCCTGGCTGAC